CGGCTGCTTCTGGTGACGTTTCTATGGGCTACGCTATGGAAGCAGGTGTTGACGGTCAAGTGATCGCAATGGAGCTTATCCAAGGCGGAAACGTCCTAGCGTAACTTGAGTAGGAAGGAATATAACAAATGCCTATGCTAACAGCCTCTCAGGTACATATTGATCAGCCGTTAACTAACCTGACCATTGCGTACCTACAAGAACAAGACAACTTTATCGCTGATAAGGTTTTCCCAAACGTAGCTGTCGATAAGAAGACAAACAAGTTCTACGAATACGACCGTGAGAACTTCTTCCGTAACGAAGTACAAGCTCGCGCTCCACGTACTCGTTCACAGCGTATCGGTATGTCACTATCAACACAGACATACACTGCTGAAGTTCGTTCATTGTCAACAGACTTTGACTTCGAGACACTAGCAAACGCTGACACTGCACTAGACATCCGTCGTGGTGCATCAGAAATGCTAACACACAATCTATTGATTGACCGTGAGAAGCGTTTCATGTCAACATTCTTCGCTACAAACATCTGGACAACAGAGTATGACGGTGTTGCTAACGCTGACAACAACCTTGCGTCAGAAGTTACACAGTGGGATGACTACACAAACTCAACACCAATCGTAGACGTGACTAACGCTCGTCGTGCGATGCAGAAAGCATCTGGTGGATTCAAGCCAAACAAAATGGTTGTTACTCGTGACGTTCACGATACACTATTGAACCACCCAGACATTCTTGCACGTATCAACGGCGGTGCAACTGTCACTAACACTGCTTTGGTATCACAAGCCAAGCTAGCTGAAATCTTCGAGGTTGCAGAGTACTACATCGTTGACGCGATTGAGAACACTGCTAAAGAAGGTTTGACAGAAGCTCTAGACTTCGTAGCAACTAAGAAAGCTGCGTTGTACTATGCTCCTCAGTCAGCAGGTTTGATGGTTCCATCAGCAGGTTACAACTTTACATGGAACGAACTAGATAACGCATCTGGTTACGGTATTGACATCCGTTCATATACTGGTGATTTCCTACGTGTAGAAGGTGTTGCAGAACTACTAGAAGCAAACATGGCTTACGACCAAAAGGTTGTAGGTGCTGATCTAGGTGTATTCTTCAACACAATCTTGTCATAAGGAGCAGGTGAATGACCCGACCACCATTCCAATATGACAAGCCAGTCTTCGTTCGTAACCCTAATGGGCTACTTATGAGTGGCAAGCGTTATGCTAAAGGTGATCTCGTTCCTTGGAAGGAGCGGGGTCTACCTCTCAAGAATATTGAGCGTATGTATAACGAACACCATTTACACCACAACGAAGCTCTGGAAGAGTCAGTCAAGCCTCCTGTAGGAGATGGTCTAGACGAAATGACTGTAGAGCAACTACACATTCTTGTTGATACTATCAATGACAAGGTTAAGGCTAAGACAAAAGACACTGTAGAGTACGACAAGAAGAAGTGCCGTATCTCTAAGATAAAAGACAAGCAAGCTGGTTTGATACGCTCATGGCGTAGAAACTACGGAGACCTAGAGGCAGAATAATGGCTTGGACTTATGACGAAACTAATCTTGACACTGCAACGGCTGCTGGTCGTCTTAATGTAGTACGTCTCCTGATTGGAGACATTGACACAAACGATCAACTGATCAAGAATGAAGAGATTACTTTCGCACTAGCTCAAGCTAATGATAATGTCTACTTTGCTGGCTCATGGTCAGCTAGAACAATCTCTGCGCAGTTCGCTCGTCGAGTCACAACAAAACTAGATGGAGCCTTATCCGCTAACTACAGCGACTTGGCTAAACAGTACAAGGCTCTATCTGACGACCTTCGTGAGCAAGGTCAGAAATACTCAATGAACTCTACTAGCCTACGTGCTGGTGGCATCTCTAATACTGCTGTAGACGCAGCACAAGCTCTTACAGACCGCCCCTCGGCCTCATTCTCTAAGGGTCAGTTTGACAACCCACCTAATGACACACAGTACATTCGGGATTATGACTAATGGCCTTCAGAGCATACGACCTCTTAAAACTCGTGGAAGAGCATGGAGAGACGCTCACACTGCGTAAGCAGACTTACGGTGCTTACAACCCAGAAACGAGCGCTATAAGCGGTACAACCACAGACGATTATTCTGTAACGGCGTACTTTTATAATTACAACTTAGGCGTCATGGACCCAGAGCAGAACGTAAAGGGTGACCGTAAGTGCCTAATTTCCTCGTTGGGTTTAGCTGTTACTCCTGACACTGAAGATGAGATTATCGGTAACGGTAACAAAGTTGTTATAACAAATGTTCTAACCATGTTTTCTGCAGGACAGGCAATCTGTTATATCTGTGATGTGAGGGAATAATATGCCTACTGTAAGATTTACATTTCGTGCAGAGGGCATAGGACGACTAAAGACTGAGTTAGAAGAAGCCAAGTCTAACGAGTTCAAGAAGGTCTTGGAAGACGTAGCTGATTATGTCTGTTACGAAGTAGATGCGAGAGATGACTATTCAGGCTCTCCTGTTGATACAGGTGCCTATGTTCAATCTCACAGCTTTGTTCCTACAGGTTCTGGTGGTGGTAGAATGAGATCATCTCGCAGGAAGTCTAGGGGTCAAGACATAATGACAAACCAAGACATTGCTCGTATGCAATTACAGGATGATATAGAGGACTTGTCAGCACGGAGAGTAGACCGAGCAAGTCTTGTTAACCGTTCACCTCATGCAGAGTACGTTGAGAACGGTAATGACAAATACGCGGGTTACATGGTTTACGCAAAGACTCAGGCTAGGTTCTCATGAGTATTATCTATCAGGACATAAGACGTGGGTTGGAGCAAAAGCTTTCTCAAGTTTCTGGTATCCCAGATATAGCTTACGAGAACGTGAACTATGACCCCACAACAGGCACTTCTTGGGTTAGACCTATGTTAGTCCCTGTAAGTCGCCGCCCTGCTACAAGGGGCACAAATCCGCAGCAGCTCTACAGAGGTATCTTTAGGGTAGACTGCTTCATAGCCGAGGGACGTGGCCCTAATCTTGGGGACCAGTTGGCTAACAGCATAATAGAAGACTTTGAGGCCACAACGGATATTACATTCAACTCAAAGAAAATATCAATAGACTATGCTGAGAGGGGCGAAGGTCGTATATCTTCCCCTTGGTACTTCATCCCAGTCAACATCGGCTGGTATATCTATAACTAGGAGAAACTAAATGGCTTTCGCACAAGGCTCTCGCTCCAGACTGGGTTTTATTACTGAGACAACATTCGGTACAACCCCTTCTGGTAACTTTGAACCGCTACCGTTTTCTACACACTCTTTGAACCTTACTAAAGACCGTGTAGCAGGTACGGATATTAACTCTCACCGTATGCCTACAGTTGACCGTCACGGTAACAAATCTGTAGCAGGTGATATCGTAGCTGACCTTCGTCACGCAGAATACGACGAACTAATTCAAGCAGCACTTATGTCAGACAATGACTTTGCTACAGGCTTCACTGCAGGGGACGGTTCTACAACTGTTACTAACGCAGCTATCCTTGGTACAACACCTACGTTCTTCTCTATTGAAGACTATGCAGCAGATATTGACCAAGCTCGCTTGTTCACAGGTATGACAGTTAACACTATGGCTGTATCTCTAGCGCCTAACCAGATGGTTACAGCAACCTTCGGTATGGTCGGTAAAGATATGTCAATCGGTGCAACAGAGAAGACACTGAATGCAGGTGCTAACAACGAACCCTTTGATGCCTACTCAGGTGACATCAAACTAGGTAACGTAGGTTCACTAGGTTCAGCTCTGACACTGATCACAGCTATGGACTTTACACTGACTAACAGCTTCGCACCAACACTGGTTATCGGTGAAGACACTGCCTCTGACATGGAGTTCGGTACAGCATCTCTAGAAGGTACTGTATCTGCATACTTTGAGGATGCCGTACTGATCAACCGCTTCTTGAACGAAACAGAGTCAGCTCTTGAGGTATCTGTAGGGGACGGTACTAACACCCTAACCTTCACACTGCCACGCATAAAGATCAACTCTGCTGACGTAGGTGTAGATGGACCAACATCTCGTATCGTAAACCTATCGTTTACAGCTCTGCGTGATGACAGCGACTTGAGTGCATCTACAACAGACACAAACACCTTGATTAAGATCAAGAAATCAGGTGCATAAGAATCCCTAGCTAGGGCGAGGGGAGTGGTTGTCGGGTGCTGCTCCCCTCATTAAATTACCCGACTAACCCCGAAGGAGACTCGACATGGACCTAATGGACCTAAAACCCAAAACAGATGTAGTAGAAGTATTTCTCAAGCATCCAATCTCGCAAGAACCTGTCTGTAATGATGATGGGTCAGAAATGACTATTACAATCTATGCTCAGCACTCTAAAGAGTATCGTGCAGCAATTCATGAGCAGCAAGACAAACGTATTAAAGCTATGCAAAAGAAGGGTAGTTCAAACACCTACACTGCAGCAGAGCTTGAGCAAGACCAGATCAACCTTCTGTCAAAGATTGTAAAAGAGTGGGACATTACTTACGGTAATGAAAAAGTAAAGCTCACTCTAGGTAAAGCTAAAGAAATCTTTACTGAAGTCTTCTGGCTACGTGGACAGGTAGAGGAGGCTTTATCTGAAAGCGTGGATTTTATCAAGGGCTGATTGAAGACCTCTTGGAATACGCAGAGCACGAGTTTAAACTCAGTAAGACTGACAAAGACGGTGTATCTGCAAGGGACCACTTAGAACAAATTGAAAGGCAGACTGGTAAGCGACCCAAGGAATTAGATGGACCTCAATTTCCCACGGTAATCTCTTACATATGGTCTGCCTTTTGTTCGTTAAGCGGTACACGATCAGCAGGATTTAGCGGCCCTAACCCACTAAGCTATACAGAGATAAAAGCTTGGATGGAACTCACTCAGACGTATCTGAACCCCGAGGAAGTAAAAGCTGTAGTAAAGCTTGATAACATGTATCTAAGGACACAGAATGGCTAGTCTTGACATTATCCTCAATGTAGAGGGTACTTCAGATATAAATAAGCTTGTTGATCAAATTAACAGGCTAGATGCTCAGACTAAGAAGATGTATAAAGCTTTCTCGGCTGGTAATCTTACCATGCGTGAGGCTAAAGCATCTTTCCAGCAGGTAGATGGTGTCACTGAAGAGCTTACCGACTCTATGGAACGCCTGTTCGACACGATGCGTAGGGATGCGTCGGTAAAACAGCATATTAAAGGTCTTAATAATCTTGGCGTTGCAATTAAAAGAGTTGCTAAAAGAGAGCTAGAACTACAGAAAGCTGCTGAAGAACGAAGAAAAGCAGAGGAACGTCGAGAACAAAAACTAGATGCTGCTGCTGAGAAAGCTCGTAGAAGATACGACCCTGTATATGGTGCTACAAAGAAATATGAGGAAGCTCTTGATGAAGTAAGGTTAGCTCAGACCCGCATGGGAATGTCTGCTGATGTTGCTGAGACACAGGTAGAACAACTTACTCAAGACTACAGAAAGTTTGTAGCCGCCATTAAGACTGGTAACATGTCCCTTATTGATGGCGGTAACCAATTTGCCGTATTTGGTAATTCAGCATATCAAGCACGTCGAAGAATACAAAAGTTTGGATCTTCTGTAGGGCAGCAAGTCGGTTACCAAGTACAAGACTTTTTTGTTCAGATTCAGTCTGGAACAGATGTCATGGTTGCGTTGGGGCAACAGGGTTCTCAGCTTGCAGGTGTGTTTGGAACTAAGGGTGCATTATTTGGTGCTGTTATTGCTATTGGTACTGCTATTGGTGGTATAGCTATTGCAGCCTATAAAGCTCGTCAGGGTATTGAAAACTTTAAGGAAGCTCTTGATGAACTGATATCCACTCGTCAAGAGATGGAGGGGTTCATAGAGATTCTTGAATCTGGACCTCGCGCTATTGTTGATCGGTATGACTTAGCTATTGAGAAAGTTAAGGAGTACATGCGTATCACGGCGGAAGCTGCAATGAGAGAGGCGCAATCTCAGTCTAAACTTAGAGTCGCAGAGTCAAGTAGATTTATTAAACCCATTTTTGGTAAAAACCTTGGTGACGAGGCTATTGCAGAGCTGTTTGGTGTAAGCAGGGAAGGTGGTTTCGGAAGGTTCAGCCGAGAACAAAAAGCGTTATTTGAGGAGTATCGTAAGTACGCATTACAAGTGCAAGAGGCAGAAGACCCTCAAGGCAGAGCAGATGCATTTATAGCATTGGGTAGTGTTTTAGAGCGGTTAGGTGTAAAGGCTGAAGACTTACCTGATAAGTTTGCAGACGCTACTACAAAACTAGCTCTTTACACACTAGAATATGCTGAAAGTGCTAAGGTTGTTGAAAGGCTTACAAAAGCTCTTGAAGACCCCTTTACTACAACAGAGAATACAGACGCTCTTCGTGAAAGATTACTTGAAGAACGTAATAAAAAGATAAAAGATATAGAAAAAACTCTTGAACGCGCAAGGGAAAAGCGCAGAAAAGATGCAGTAAAAGATTACGCAAACGAGCAGGGGGCTATTTCTGAAACAGAAAAGCTACGCAGACGGCTTCAAGAGCGCAGTACAAAAATCATTCAAGCAGCAGAGAAACGTCACCGTGATCGTCGTCGTAAGGAAGAGGAAGAGGCAGCTCGTTTAGAAGCAGAGGGTCGTATAAAGGCTCAACGTGACGTACAGAACCGCATGAATTTCTATCAAGGCGCTCGTTCTGGCATGTCTCGGGCTGCAGGGCGTACTGATATAGGGGAATCTAGGGGCGATCTTACTGACTACCAAGACATGCTGCGGATTCGTGCTGCGTTGCATGAGGCCTACACTAAGAGGCGTATAGAGGAGGAGCAGAACGCTGAGAAGAAGATCGGCCTTAATTATAGGCTGTATGCAAGGCTTCGTACTGAGGGGGATAAACTTGCAGAAGCGGATCGTCTTGCAGCTTTAGAACTTCGTGGGAAGCAAGAGCAAGATTTAGCAAAAGAGAACGCTAGATACGAGGAAGAACAAAACAGGCTACGAAAAGAAGCTCGTGAAGAAGAAGAGAGAATAGCGGAAGCTAAGAAACGTGCTAATGAAGCTGCATCTGCTGCTAACGATGTAGAAGCCTTCAGACTGTCTATCCTTGAGGCACAGGTAAAGTATGGTAAAGATAGTGAGAAAGCAAGAGAAGAGGAAGTTCGAGCAGCAGGTCGAATAGCAGAGATACAGAAAGCTAGACAAACTGACGACGAAGAGCTGATAAGACAAGCAGGTGAGCTTGCTAGACTAGCTGTACTCCATAAGCATGATCTCCAAGATGCTGCTGATGCTTCTAAAGCCCTAGCTGATGAACTAGAGCGATCTGCACAAGCTATGAATGCCCTGTATAACGTAGGTGACTCTGTAGAGATGGCCCTCGTTAAGGCTAATGCTCAAGTCGCCGCACTTTCCACTGGTGGTGATGTGGCAGTAGCTGGTCGAATTGCTGGAGAGCGTGAAAAGAATAGACGAGCTCTGGAAGAAGCTATAGCAAAGGGTGGGGACATGGGTAGCGCCATGTCTGAGTATGCACAGACTGAAGCAGACATCGACAGCCTTGCAGCAGCTCTTGAAAGATTAGCTGAATCTCGTAAAAAGGTCAGTCAGACAGACTACCAGAAACTTCTTGAGGACTACAACGGCTATATTGAGAATGCTAAGTTTGAGACCGAGTTACAGGGTAAGCTATTATACCTGTTTGATGAAGAGCGTACTATCCAAGAGGAGCTCTTCAGAGCCAAGGAGAAGTACTCGGAACTAGGTCAAGCCTTTAACGAGAAAGAAATAGAACAAGAACTTCGTAAGCAAGAAGCACTTCGGAGGACCCGAGAAGTCCTAGAGAACGCTAGAAAAGAGCAGCAGGAGCTTCAGGATACAATCACTAACTCTATGGAAGATGCCTTTATGTCTATTATAGATGGCACCAGCTCTGTAGAAGATGCCTTCCGTGATATGGCTCGTCAGATCATTGCTCACATAATGCGTGTCTATGTCGTTCAAAAGATGGTTGGTTCTTTCTTATCTCCACTTTTCAATGCTGATGGTAATGCATTCAGTAAAGGTAACGTAGTCCCTTATGCGGATGGTGGGATCGTAGGTGGCCCTACATACTTCCCTATGGCAGGGGGCAGGACTGGTCTTATGGGAGAAGCAGGACCAGAGGCAATTATGCCATTAAAACGTGGTAAAAATGGTAAACTAGGGGTTGAAAGTAGTGGTAAAGGTGATACAATAGCAATTACTCAAAACTTCAACTTTTCTGCTAATGGTGACGATAGTGTTAAGCGTATCATTGCATCAGAAGCACCTAAGATCGCTAAGATGACAGAAGCACAAATCTTAGAGAACCGTAGACGTGGTGGACAGTTCAGAAAGGCATTTGCATAATTATGGCACTATCCTATCCTTTAGNNCAACCTACCACGATAGGGATTGAGCAGATTGAACTACGTGCAGTTAATGCTGTAGCTATCTCTAGNTCTCCCTTTACTTATAAACAACAGATTGTTTCCCACCAAGGACAACGATGGGAAGCCTCTGTTACTATTCCGTCAGTCCGTAGAGACCTTGCAGGNGCATGGAAAGCTATGCTTGTAGCACTCAAAGGACNGACTGGTACGTTCTACTTAGGAGACCCCGACTATGCTACTCCTAGAGGAACTGTCAGTGCCTGTACTCTTACAGGAGATGCAGGGGATGAGTCAGTTGAGGTTACCATGACAGGTACACTGCTTGCTGGTGACTACATACAACTAGGCTCGACATCAGATGGTACTGCTAAACTACATCAAGTACTACAGGATCAATCTGGCTCAGGGTCACTAGACATCTGGCCTAAGCTACGGAACACATATTCAGGAGCCACAGTGACTTTTAACAATCCTAAAGGTGTCTTTAGACTGAAAGAGAATGTGACCTCTTGGTCAATTAACAATGCGAGCTTCTACGGTATTTCCTTTGAAGCAGTAGAAGCTATTACGGGGTAAGATATGGCGGATCAAAAGATATCAGAATTAACCGCAATCACAGGTGCAAATACAGCAGACGACGATGAACTGGTTATTGTCGATACCTCTGCTTCACAGACTAAGAAGATTACACTAGGTGAACTAGAGAATGCTTTAGCTGAACGTGACTTTAGCTTTGGTGATGATGATAAGCTGACCTTCGGCGCTGGGTCTGACCTACAGATTTACCATGATGGGTCTAATAGCATTATTACAGACCAAGGCACTGGAAATCTTAAAATTAATGCAAGCAGTTTTGAGGTCAACAACTTCAACGATACCTCAAATATTCTTGACGGCAACGCAGCGGGGGCAGTAAAACTTTATCATGCAGGCTCACAAAAGCTAACCACCATCAGCACAGGCGTAGACATCACGGGTACTTTGACCAGCGATTCGCTGACTGTGGATAACGGAGCAAGTACATCTGTTACTATTGGGAGATCAAGTAGTGGAAATGACAGCTCAAACCTATTTCTAAAGAAAGGGTTTAGCGGCTCTTCAAGACTTGATTTTTTAAGTTCAGCAAGTGACAATTCTATTTTTAGGATAAATGTAGATGATTCCGAAAATGTTAGCTTTGATTGGGATTACGATAGTCAAATCGTCAACGATAAGAACATTTCGTTCACATCAGATGCTACTAAAACGCATTTAAACATAAACACTACAGGCGACATCAGCTTCTACGAGGACACAGGCACCACGGCAAAGTTCTTCTGGGATGCGAGTGCTGAGAGTTTGGGGATCAACAAAACTAGCTCATTAGGCACGGCTAAACTAGAAATCAAAGGTGCAGGTAACACTAACGCCACTAACAGTATTTTTGTTGAGGATAGTGGCGCAGCAGGTGTATTTACTGTCCGAGATAATGGTGAAGTGTTTATCAAAGATAGCTTGGGCATTGGGACGAGTTCAATTACCTCTGGTTTCAAGATGGAAGTTACAGGCGATGCACGTTTTGGTGACGTTTACAACGATGACGCAGTAGAGCTTGGCTGGTCATCGGGTGGTTCCGCTGGTTTTGTTCAAGCATACGACAGAGGCGCAAGTGCTTTTAGAGATTTAAAATTAAACAATGCAATGACCATCGACTCATCGGGATCGGTAGGCGTAGGCACATCCAGCCCTGCCACTAAGCTAGACGTAGCTGGTACAACTACAACTGACGGACTTAACCTAGACGCAATCAGTGACACGATTGAAGACACAGCCGTAGACATCTTTGTGTACGACACCCGCAAGGACAGCGATGG